GAGGTTGAGGGTGAACAAGATGCGAAGATCGCTGCCATTATTGCAAAGCAGCTTGCACCTCTCACTCAGTCGATCAACGATCTGAAGGCTGAGAACGAGGCTCTGAAGGCTGCAAAGGCTAAGGGAGAGCGTGATGCGCAGATCGCTGAGAAAGCCAAGAAGCTCGGAATTCCCGAATTCCTTTTGAAGGATCGTACATTCCCTGAGGATGCGGATCTCGATAAGGTTCTTGGAGATTTCAAGAATGAGTTGGTTTCTCACAACCTGATGCCAAAGGGTGCGGCTCAGGAAACGGGTAAGGTCGAAGACCAAATGAAAGCCGATGCAGACGCATGGGCGAAAGGCTTACCCGATAACAATTAAGCATCCATAATTATTCACCCTTAATTCGCATTGAACAATGGCTATCGAATTCAAGAAAACTTCAATCAAGGGGCATACTCCTGAGATTTGGAGAGGCGAATGTAAGATGCTGCCAGGTGGTTTCAAGCCGAAGAACAATATCCCCGTTGGCTCTGTCGTTTATCGTGGAGTGCTTGTGGAGGTGAACTTCAGCGATATGTCTGCCGCAGTCATCAAGATCGCTTCAGTCCTGAGTGGTGGAACCACCTCGAAGCCCCGAATTGCCAAGGGACATCTCTTTGCCGTAGGTGACGTGATCGCCAAGGTCGGTAAGGATGATAAGTCCGTGACCGTATCATCGATCGATACCTCCAATGCCGATTACGATGTCCTGAACCTCTCAGCCGCTATCACGGGACTGAGCAATGGTGATGTCATCATCGAGTCATTGGATTATGGCTATCTCGATGCAACCTCTACAACCACTGGAGCCTTGAAGATTGTCGCTAATGACGCTCAGTCAGTCGGTGACGATGAGATCAAGCTTCAGAGTGTCACTCCGTATCTCGGTGAGGAAACGCTTGCAGTAGGTGACTATGTCATCTTGCAGAAGTCTGTGGCTAAGTACACCCCGAATATGGTTAATGGCGCAGTGAAAGAGTTCAATGGCAAAGGTCTGCCGACCATCGATGCAGCTTATGAGGCTGTCGTGCTCTCTCCGAGCCTCGGCTTCCCCATCCTGCCCGATTGGTTGAACGGCTGCTGCCTCAAGTCTAACCCGAACATTCTGTTCATAAAGCAGTAGAACCATGCCTGAGTTTATTTATTCAACAATCTTTGGCGAACTGACTAAGAATGTTCAGATTCGCTTCGATAAGGTCTCAGAGCTGAATAAGAAATTGTTCGACAATGTGATCTTCGAGCAGTTCCTTGATTGGGATATCCCAACCATCGGACTTGATTTCGAGGAATTGATCGGTCAGTACAATATCTCTGTTGCAGCTCCCACCATCGGAACTGATGCTAAGGAGGCTATCCTTGGCACAGAGGGTCTTGAGACCCTGAAGGAGACCATCCTGACCCATGCACTCACCCTGCCTATGACTACCAAGGATTATCGCAAGGTATTGCAGATCCTCGATTCTAAGTCCCTGCCTGACAAGGCTAAGAACGAGCAGCTTGTGAAGCTGATGTGGGGTCAGGTTCTGACCGTAGTTAATGGTGTTCTCGGTAAGCTCGATATGATCTTCTGTGGCGCACTCTCAAGCGAAGGTAAGTTCACCCTTGATGACACTACCAACCCTGAGGGAGGTGCACGTGGATTGATCGACTACAATCAGCCCGCCGCCAATATCGCTTCAGCCACAACTCAGTGGATTGATGCCAATATCGAGACGGTTGATTGCTTCGAGGATATTCAGAGTATCATCGATGCCGCTCAGGATAAGGTTGCGTTTGCAAAGATCCTTTGCTCACCCGACCGAATCTCTTATATGTGCCGCTCGAAGAAGATGAAGCAGATGATCCACGGAACCGACAAATCCATGAAGATTGTGCAGTTGAAGGATATCAACGCATACATGGAGGAAAACGGATTCCCCATCTTCGTGCCCATCCGCCGTCAGGTTCGTATTCAGAACGGAACTCAGCGCACTCCTTACTCTCCTTGGAATGCCAAGAATATGGTATTCATTCCTGATGGAAAGCTCGGTCTCGTCAAGAATGCTTGGGCGAACAATGAGCTGAAGCCTGAGGCTGGAGTGGCTTACTCTAACTATAACCGCATCCGTGTTTCTCAGTGGGGTGTAGGTGAGACTCAGGGCTCTAACGGAGTCGAGTTCACCAAGGCTGAGGTCAATGCCCTGCCCGTTATCACGGAGATGAATGGAATCTATACCCTCAAGACAAAGCAGTAATCGATGAAGAATTCAGAGGCATTGAAAGGTTTGTGTAACGCTATGGCGAACACATTCTATCCCGATGATAAGACCATCGAGCTTGCACTTTTCAATGAGGGGATCGACCCAACGGCTGATGCCACTCCGAAGGATCCTGAGATCTTTCGGGTGGCGGTAAGCCTGATAAAGGGCTATGTGGAGGGGAGCCGTTCGGAGAATGGTGTCTCTACATCGGTCAGGGAAGAAGGAATCAAGGAAAGTATCAAGTATTGGTGCAATATCTATGGGCTCGATGCCGATGAGATTCTGAGCGATTTTCTGCGTGTCATGGAGGATGGATCGAATCTATGGTAGGTCATGAGGACTAACGGATTTCTGAGATATGAGAGTGTCAGCGGTGGAGGTCTCAATGAATACGGAGAGCCGATCTCGGCTCAAAGCTCATGGAGTGATCCCATACCCTGCTCCATAAAGACCAATAGCGATACCCGAAAGGGTAGATATGAGGATGGATTATTCCGTCAGGCATCATTCACGATCCTCATTGAGCTGGCGGATTTCCCCCATAAGCGCATCTCGTTGGAGCGCATGGGTGAGTCACTTGGAGAATTCGATATCCTCAGCGTTGAGCCTCTGACTTCCGTAGGTCGTGTTCAGATAATGGTATAGTATGGCAAAGGTTCTAACCTCGCATAAGAATTACAAGGGGGTTATCGTCAGTAAGACCGATATGAGGAAACTCAGGAATGGTCTGAAGATGAAGATGAATGCCATCGTGGATCACCTCATCAAGCAGCTCTCCTATATCGGGGAGGAATGCGTGAGGGTTGCGAGACAGAACGGAAGCTATAATGATATCACGGGAAATCTGAGATCATCCATCGGTTATGTTGTCCTATATGACGGGAAGCCCGTTGTCTATGGCGCATCCAAGCAGTATAGCGGTTCTCAGGGGAATGGCGAGAAAGGCGCAGCCGCAGCCGAATCCCTTCTGAACAAACTTCAGGCAAAATATCCTTGGGGTGTAGTCCTGATCGTCTGTGCTGGAATGAAATATGCCGCATACGTGGAGAATATTCATCATAAGGATGTGCTTACATCGGCAGAGCTGAAAGCGGAATCCCTTGTGAATAAGTTGTTGAACGGATTGATTGATCCTGAATAGAATGGCAGTAAAGACAGAGATCGAGGTGGAGAGGGATTTCTATTCCTTCATCAAGAATGGGAGCCTTGGAAATGCAATCAGAGGTGAGGTATATCGCCCTGATATGCGCCCAGCCAATGCCAAGACCGAGGATCTGATAGTGAAGTTCCTTGCGGGGCTTGATGAGCAGATTCAGACGGGAGTGGTGATCCTCAATATCTATGTTCCTGACACCAAGAATTCGGATGGTCGCATGGTTCGTGATGCAGCCCGCATCGGAGAGCTTGAAGGGGCTATCAGATCCTTCATTGAGGGGAATGATGAGACCGAGTATTGGATGGAATCGGATGGAACTCCTACCTCCATCAAGAATGAGGAAATCGGGCAATGGTGTATAACCGCCCGAATCCATTTCAGACGTATAAGTGAGTAATTAATCATAAGTATAATCTAAAAAAGTCGAAGAATATGGCAAGAAAGATTATCATGTCGTGGTCGAAATGTAAGATCGAGGTCGGTAAGACTGGCGATAATGACGCTATGGCTTCAAACCTCGCATCCATCGGTACGATCAATGACAAATCCACCACTCTCGGCACAGAGGATGGTGAGAAGCTGACCGCCACCGCTACGGGCGGAGTTGTGGTCGCTGAGGAAGAGGGTGAGCCCGTTGTTACCATCACTACCCGAGTGAAGGAGATGGACTTCGATACCGAGAATATGTTCACGGGTGCAGTCAAGTCTCAGGGAGGCGATGAGCTGACCGTAAAGACCAATGTCGTGCCTGATGATTTCTCGATCAAGCTGACTCCTAAGAATATCGGTGCGGTGGGTATCAAAGCCCGCAGAACCCATGTATCTTTCCGACCTGGCTCATCTGAGGAAGAAGGTCAGTTCGTGGATCTGACATTCAAGATCCTTCAGTGTGAGGATGGAGAGCTCTACAAGAAGTTCAAGGTGAAGGCATCCGATTGGGCAACCGTATCGGCTCCTACATTCACCCCCGCAACATGGGCTGAAGGATCTACCCTGAGCGTTGCTCTCGCCTCTGCGACAACGGGTGCAACCATCAAGTACACCACTGATGGAAGCGTTCCCTCTGCCTCGAATGGTACGACCTATAGTGAGGCTATCTCGCTGAGTGCTACGACCACCATCAAGGCTATCGCCATCAAGGATGGAGCCATATCTGAGGTAGTGACCGCAACCTTCACCAAGCCCGCATAAGGCTTGGTTAGGAAACCTCCTTTCATTAATGACGTGTGGAAAGACACCCTTTTGCCGTTTGGCAGGATAAAATGGCAGATATCGTGGGATGGAGCAGTCGGTAGCTCGTCAGGGTCATGTCCTGAAGGTCGGTGGTTCGAGTCCACCTCCCGCTACTAAACTCAGTTGATGATCATGGATAATAGAACTATCGAGCAGAAGGTGGCTTCTGCAATCCTTGAAAAGCCAATCGGCAAGATCGAGATTGATGGAAGGGTATATAATATCGCCCCACCATCAACCGCAACACTCATTCTTATATCGGAGATCATATCCACCCTTCCCATCGTTGAGAAGGTTCCAAAGGATCAGATCCTCTATTCTGTACTGCATAATGCGAAATATTTCAAGGCTCTCGGTGAGATGGCAGCGATCCTGATCCTCGGAGCCAATCATCTTGTGGAGGAAAGGGAGATTCCTCAGAAAAAGATCCTCGGAATATTCCCCCGAAAACCGAAGAAGGTCTTGGTAGATGCCAAGTCTGAATTAGCAGAGAAATTGATGTATATCCGTCCTTCTATACTTAACGACTGCATCATAAGCAGATTGGAAGATATGGAGGTCGTGGATTTTTTCGTAATTACCACTTCCCTAAGCGAGGCAAACATTCTAAAGCCGACAAAGGAAGTGGAGCGTTAAACGATAGTATTTGGGCTACCATCCTCGGTATCGCACGGATATTCGGAAAGGATGAGAGATATGCCCTCTACGATATATCATACACCAATGCGGTGATGTATAGTCGGGCAGTCCCGCTGATGGGAGATGAGTCGGAAGACGGTAAGCCTGATTTCGATGAGTCGCTGGATGCGAACAATCCCGATAACTTTGGTAAATTCTCAGATTTTGATGAAGAAGAAATTGTCAGGGCATGAAGCAGAATGAAGATGGAACATTGAGCTATGGAACCATCATCGATGTATCAGGAGTCGATGAGGGTGCAGCTCATATCGAGCAGAGAATAGCCGATGTCGGAGATAAGGTGGAGGTTGAGAGCTCACGGATCAATGAGCTGCTTAACAATATCCCCCGTGTCAATATCGATATCGTTTCAAATGCATCGCAGACTCTTGAAACCATCGAGCAGGGCTTTTTGGAGGTTGATAGGGTTATTGATACCAATCGCCATGCCATCGATGAGCTTGAATCGAAATACAAGGAACTTCAGGCTGCTGCTGGTAAGGCATTCATGAAAAGGGATGATGATACCTACGATTCCCTGAGAAAACAGATGTCTGCCATCAGTCAGAATATCGCCCTGAGAAAGCAGATCCAAAAGGAGGCTGCTGCCGAGGGAGCTAAACTCGCAGAGGTAGAGGAAAAACTGAAAAAGGAGGCTTCTGAGGCTTCAAAAAACTCTCAGCAGCATGAATCCCTGAGACAGAAGATAAAAGCCCTCAAAGACGAAATGGCGGGGCTTATCGCAAACGGAATCGATGAATCATCCGAGGCATACAAGAAGCTATCGGCAGAGCTCGGTAGATTGACCGATATTCAGGGTGATATCGCCCAGCAGGGAAAGGTTCTCGCCAATGATGAGCAACAGATCGCAGGATTGGTTCAGGGTCTCGGAGGTCTCTCAGGCGCATTCTCGGCAGCTCAGGGAGCCGTTGCCCTCTTTGGTGATGAGAATGAGGATCTTCAGAAGATCATGCTCAAAGTACAATCCCTCATGGCTATCACGATGGGATTGCAGCAGATGCAGCAGACCCTCAATAAGGATTCTGCCTTTCAGTTAGTGACCCTGAATGGTCTGAAGGAATGGTGGAATAAGCTCCTTGCCATCGGTGCAGGGGAAGCCACCGCAGAGGCAGCAGCCACATCGGTAAATGCAGCCGTTCAGGGAGCCGATGCCATTGCCACCGAAGCCAATGCAGCCGCAAAGGAGACCAAGGCGGCTGCATCCTCTCAGGCAGCTATCGCAGAGGGTGCTGATACCGCAGCAACATCGGCAAATGCAGTTGCAGCCACCGCAGGAACGGCAGCTAACATCACCCTTGCAGGGGCATTCAGGATGGTGGGAGCCGCCATCAAGTCAATTCCCGTATTCGGATGGATCGCTGCTGGTATCGGAGTCCTGATCGGGGTTATCTCACATCTAAGATCAGAGGCGAAGAAAGCCAATGAGGAATTCAAGGAACATCAGAAGATGTTGGAGGATTCCCGAAAGAAATATGCGGAGGCATCCGTTGAGATAGATAACTATTCTCAGAAGATCGATCATTTCAATGGAAATAAGAGGCAGGAGAAGAAGTTGGTCGAGGAACTGAACTCTAAATATGGTACTGCCCTCGGTTATTACGATTCCCTCTCCAAATGGAAGGATGTCCTGAAAACCAAGGGTGAGGCATATTGTCAGATGCTCATGAAAGAGGCAGAGGCTCAGGCTATCCTCTCGAAATATACCGAGGCTTATATCAATCTCCTTACCATCCGTGATACCAAGGCTTCAGAGTTTGGTAATTGGTTCACTACTGATGCGGGGGATAAGGAAAGGAAAGCCAAGGCGGAGAAGGATGCCGAGGAAACGGCTAATTCATGGCTTCAGAAATACAAGGAGAAGATGCAGGAAGCTCAGGGGCTGAAAGATGCCTTTGATATGAATCCGCATTCGGCTCCGACATCTACGACCAAGGGAGGATCCACCTTTGATCCAAAGGCTGCTGCCCGTAATTATCAGAAAGCCATCGATGATTGGAAGGAGGCAGTTAAGAAATTCAACAAGGATGCCCATGATGAGATCACCGACTATACCATCAATGCTATGGGTGAAGGTCTCTCAAAGGAGATCAATGAGATTTCCCGTCAGGCTTTCCAAAGGAAGGAGGCTTGGGAGAATTCCATAAGGGAGCTTGCAAAGGTTCAGAAGGAGACAGAGAAGCAGAAATTCCTCTCTCAGAAGGGTAATACACTCGATATGTGGGAGAAGTCTGAAGGCGGGAAGAAAACCATCGATCAGTATGCTGCCGATCTCCTGAAGGTCGAGAATATCAGTAAGGAGAATGCGACCATCCTTGAATCCATCGAGAATGAGAAGAATCGCAGGATCGCAGAAGCCCGCCAGCGATATACCGATGCCCTGATAGAGGAATACGGAACCACCGAGCAGAGGATGGAGAAGATGACCCGTGATTGGTCTGCGAAGCTCGCATTCATTCCTGATGAGTTCAGGAATGAGGCGATCCGTCAGATGGAGCAGTCATTCGCAAAGCTCGAATCTGAGGATTTCAAGGCATCAATAAATTGGGAGGCAGTATTCGGAGATATGGGCAAGCAGTCCATTCAGACCCTCGAATACAACCTCACCAAGATCCGATCATTCTTTGAGCAGAACAAGGAAGCGATGGGTACTCAGGAAATCAAGGATTATCAGGAAGCTATCGCAAGGCTGGAGGATGAGATCGCATCTCGTAACCCGATTGCGGCTCTCCATAAGTCCCTGAAGGATCTGTCCGCTGCAAAGTCCGAGTTCACCACCGCCATGCAGGAGTGGAAAGATGCTCAGAATGAGCTGAAGATCGCTCAGGATGAATATAATGCAGCATTGGAGCATGAGAAAGAGGTGCAGGTTATGGGTGCAGATGGTAATCCTGACAAGGAAACCAAGGAATACAAGGATGCCATTGAAGCCACCGCCAAGGCTCTCGAAAAGAAGAAGAAGGCGGAGCAGACGAATCAGAATGCGGAGCAGAAAGCCCTCAATACCCGAAATAAGGTCACATCATCATTCAAGAATTGTGCGAATCAGATCAAGAATGTGAATGGGGTCGTTCAGGATCTCGGAGGGAAAGCAAGGAATCTCGCATCCGTTTTCTCGAAGGATCTTGCCGATGGCATGGATAAGGCTCTCGATGTCACCGATGCCGTCCTCAATGCCACATCCGAGGTGATCGATGCCATCGGTGATACGGGAAAATCTGTCGCAAAGGGTGTCGAGACAACCGTAGAGGCAACCGCTCAGGGTGCTACGGGTGCAGCGGCAGCAGGAGCCGCCGCCATCTCAACCATCGAGAAGGCATCCGTGATCCTCGCAGTCATTTCGGCAGCTCTCCAAGTGGCTACCGCCATCGCATCCCTATTCAATGATGATGATGCGAAGCAGGAGGAAATCGAGAATCTGCAAAGAAGGATCGATCAGCTCCAATGGGAACTCGATAATCAGGATGCAGTCAGATTGCAGAATAAGCTCGGTGATGCCGTTGAGAGGGTAAGGAACGTATATGCTCAGACCACCGTAGAGGTGATGAGACTCCATGAGGTATCAAAGAGATATGGTTCCTTCATGGGGCAGATGATAGGTCAGGTGATCTACGAGAATGAGATGATGGAGCGATCCATCAAGAAGATTGCGGATGCCTATGCGAAGGTTGAATATACCGCAAATAAGGCTCTTGGTAAGGAGAAATTCATGGACTCCCGTAAGCAGCTCGAAAACCTCGCAGAGCAGCAGATCTTAATCTATAAGCAGATAGAGGAAGAAAAGGATAAGAAAGATACCGATTGGGGGCAGATCGGTGACTGGGAGCGTGATATCAAGGAAATCGCAAATAAGATGGCTGATCTCATTAATGAGATGCTGGAGGAAATCATCGGATCCACCGCTCAGGATCTTGCCTCTCAGCTCGGAGAAGCCTTCTTTGAAGCAGCCCGAAAGGGAGAGGATGCGATGGAGGCTTGGCATAATAAGGTCAAAGAGATCGTTGCCGATGTCATGCAGAGGATGCTCATTCAGAAATTCATTGAAGAACCTCTCGGTCAGATCTTTGATAGATATAAGAAAAAATGGTTCGGTGAGGATGGTCAATTCAAGGGGGTTGATTCCGTCATCGATTCCATGAATGGATTCTCCAATGACCTGAATCAGGTTGGTGATGGATTCAATAAGATTTGGAGTACCCTACCCGACACCGTCAAGGATTGGTTTGCACCTGAGGAATCAGAGAGAGAGGGTGCATCCAAGGGTATAGCCACCGCATCTCAGGATTCCGTTGATGAGAATAATGCCCGCCTGACAACCATTCAGGGGCATACCTATACTCTCGTTCAGGGAGTAAATGATCTTAATGCCACATCGAATCAGATCCTCGAAAAGGTGACGGGAATCGAGAGGAATACATCGGACATGAATAGGAGACTTGATGATATTGATAAAAAGACCAAATCGATCAAGGATTCTGTTGATGATATTAATATGAAGGGTATTAAACTTAGATGATATGAAGGAGATCGTTGAAGCACAGAAGAAATGGCAGAAAGCCAAGGATCAGGCTCGGAGGATCTGCCTCGAAAGAGGTAAGTCCGAGCTGGCTGACCGTATATCCGTCTGCACCATGTTCAAGGGAACCGAGACATTGGAGGAAATGATCTCCCTGATGTTCTCGGCTCAGGGATCGGAATTCCTCACCCGATTCGGATTCCCGTCACTCGAAACCTTCAGGAAATTCATCAAGTATCATCCTGAGAAGATGGGGGTATGGATCGACAAGGGGAAAATCGCTCTCTCAGGGGAGAAAAATATCTTTGTGGTAGGTAATACCACCGCAGTGATAAAATGCGATCAGACGGCTCTATACCGCATCATATTGATGCATGGGGCGTCGGCTGAGATCGAGGCATCGGGATATTCTGTCATTAAGATAGAGAAGGATGGTGTTTCAAGCTATAATATCAAGGTATCGGACAATGCAAAGGTGATGAAATGAACTACGCAGGGAGATTATTCATAGATAATAAGGATGCGTTCACCGAGTATGGTGTATTCGTTGAGAGGTATGGGTATAAGGCACTCATACAGATGCCGCCATTCAAGAATCCCGACTCAACCGAGTGGGAGGAATATGATGGTGCAGAATATGATCTCGAAGATCCAGTCCTCGACTCAAAGACCTTTCAGATGCAGTTCTGTGTCACCAATGTGACGATGGTGAGTGATCTTTTCTTTCTCCTTTCGGATAGATCCTATCATATATTCAATTTCGTGGAGCTTGGCAGAAGCTTCAAGCTCAGGCTATCGCAGAACTCCACCATATCATCGAAGGTGTCTCTCGGAAAGTTCACCATATCCCTTGTGGATGATTTCCCGCCAATCAGATATCAGGCAGGAATGAGCAATGCGATCCTGAATCAGGATTTCCCCCGTGTCCTGAATGTGCAGCCCTATGAGACATCGGTAATCAAGATGAATGTAGGGTATGATCTCGATGATGTCGATTTCGGACGGATGGGAGTGAATATCCTTGATGGTACGAATCAGAATATCCTGAAAAGCCCGAATGTAAGGGAAAACCTGAAGGTGAGCATCAAGGGTAGATCGGGAGTGGAATATGATGATGAGAATGTATTCTACAAGGCAAGGGATGTGCAGATGAAGGTACTCATCCATGCGAGTGATATCACCGATTTTTGGCATCGCTACGACTCTCTTTTCACGATTCTCATCCAACCTGAGACAAGGAGCCTCCTATCATGGGAGGTGGCTATGGAATATGAGTGCTTCTATAAGAGTTGTCAGATCACAAAATTCGATATCCTGAATAATGGTCATGTATGGTGCGAGTTCACCCTGACATTGACTTTCGTGGCTGATAGACCCGTTGAGACGGAATGGCTCCTTGCCTCTGAGGATATGGAGTGGATCCTGACCGAAGAAAACGAGAACTTTGTATTACTTGATAAAAATAGATAAGCTACATGGCAATCAAGAAGAAGATAACCGAACTCCCCGCTTGCACCAATTTTAATGGATTGTGGACTATCGGAGTCGATGGAAGCAGAAAATCCGTGAAGGTCAGCCTCGGATATATCAAGGAGGTTGTGGATGGTATGATCGAAGCCACCGATGATGCGAATGATGCTGCCGATGCTGCAAATACCGCAGCTCAGAGAGCCGATACCTCACGTCAGCAGATCGAGGCTAACGAGAATACCCGCCAGCAGAACGAAACCACCCGTCAATCCAATGAACAGACGAGGGGACAGAACGAAAACACCCGCCAGCAGAATGAATCCGCAAGAGGAACCGCAGAGACTCAGAGGGCACAGAATGAATCAGGCAGAACCTCTGCCGAGAATGCCCGTGTTCAGGCTGAGAATGAGAGGGTGACTTCTGAGAATACCCGCAAGAGCAATGAAACTACGAGGGGGCAGAATGAATCCACTCGTCAGCAGAATGAATCCACAAGACAGAGTAACGAGCAGACCCGAACCAATCAGGAAAATGCCCGTGTTCAGGCAGAGACCACCCGTCAGACCACTTGGACAGAATGGTTCTCTGATACCCTCGCTACGGGTGTGAGAAAACTTTGGAATGATTTTTGGAGTAGTATCAACTCATCATGGAATGGATTCTTTGGAACCTCGGCTGATGATGCAAATGGTGTCCGTAAGATATGGAGCACTTTCTATAATTCGACACTTCAGGCATGGGATGGCTTTTTCGGTTCCTCTGCTGATGATGCAAACGGAGTGAGGAAGATTTGGACTACATGGTATATAGCGGTTCAGAGTAATTGGGCTTCATTCTTCGGTAGTACATCAAGCGAGGGTGTGAGAGGTGAATGGGGAACTTTGAAGAATGATGTTCAGAGTGCCACATCGAATGCGAATAGTGCGGCATCTCTCGCCAATCAGAAAGCCAACCTTGCAGATACCAAGGCAACGGAGGCAGGAAGGGTCAATGCCACGTTGGAAGGCACTACTCTGACCGTTGTAAATAGGAATGGAGAGAGTAAATCGGTAGATACGAAGGGTGAGAAAGGAGACCCAGGTGATGTAACGGATTTCTTCCCTGAGAGCGTTTCGGCAGTCGCTCCAACGGGGATCCCCGTCAATGCCACTCAGACAAGAAAGGTAGTCGCATCTCTTTCACCATCCTCAGTGCCTCAGAATATCATCTATCAGGTGGAGGGTGAAAGCCTGACCGTATCGCCATCGGGTGTGATTACACCTAAGCAGATCGGGATATCGCTGATCCATGTCATCCCGACTCTGAAAACCGAGTTGTATGAGACATTGATCGTGGAGATCGTTGCAGCCCGAAGGGATAAAGTTCTAATGATTAATGACAATGATATATTCCTGCTGATGGGATCGGGGGATGTATTCTTTATATGATAATTCATTTATAAACCATTTTAATAAATTCAAGAAATTATGACACCAGCTCAAGAAGAACAATTATTGCAGATGCTTGAAAAGTTTCAGGCAGGCAAAAAGATCTCGGAACTGACTGCATTCGATGGCGATGCGCTCGCATCTTTGCTTGCGGTCTTTGATCCGACCGCCGATGAGATGCGTAAGGCTACCATTTCGCAGATCATTACCCATCCCCGTACAAGAAAGACTGATTTCAGCCTCACAGACCTTCAGGCGGCAGTTGCGGATCAGAATCTCGAAAAGCACGGGCTCCATGTGGGCGATCAGAAAACGATCAATGGGCGTACCTATGTCATTGCGGGACTCAATCCGATGAAGGGTACTACCACTCCTTATCGCCTCACTCAGAATCATGTAGGACTGATTGTTATCCCGCATGCCACTCAGGCTTGGAATGCCAGCGGTAACACTTCTACGGGTGCAGATGGTCGGGGTGCAGGATATAAGAACTGCGATCTCCATTATTATCTGACCAACACCCTCCTACCCCTCGTTGAAACGGATCTCGGAGCATCGAATCTTTTGGGTCATTCAAAACTTCTCACCAATGCGGTGAATACGACTGCGGTAAACCGATTGGCTAATGACTCAAACAAGGGGGCATCATCGGGATGGGAATGGGTTGCAGATTGCAAGATATGTGCCCTTTCCGAGGTTCAGGTCTATGGTGCAACCGTATGGAGTTCAAGCGGTCATGATACGGGAGAGGCTTGCAGACAGTTAGATGTCTTCAGGGTATATAACCATACCGAGATATTCGGTGGTGAATATCCTTGGCTTAGAGATGTGGTTTCTGCTTCCA